AGCCACGTCTAAACTGCCGTGGACTACCGCCTTCATCAATGCAGCTGGCTTTCCAGCCCTCCGTCAAATTCGCGGAAGTCTGATCGCTAACTGCTTTGAGACCTTTGATCAGGGTACACTATGGGGAATGCACCAACCCCCGCTGCGCATTTCTTTCCCACCCGATCTGTCCAGTTCTAGGGCAGATCTTAATGTGAAAGGTGCTTCGAGCGGTGGCGGCATGTTCCCCGGTGAACCAGATTGCGAACGCAGCTTCTGCTGTGGGAGAACTCCTACAGGACGTACCCAAGATACCGGGTACGCACTTGTGGGAGGCACGTCTCCGTGCTTTGGAGACTGTAGCCGCTGGTGGCGCTGAGTTTCTCAACGTCGTCTTCGGCCTCTCCCCTACTCTGGCAGATATGCAGTCCTTTCTTAAAGGAGTGCATACTGTAGAGAAGGCTGTTGACCAGTTCATTCGTGATTCTGGTCGCAGCGTCAGGAGGAGTTACGTATTCCCCAAGGAAAGGACGATCTCGGAAGAGATACTTCCACACCGTTACTCTCCGGCAGGATGGGCGCTTCAAACAGCACCTAATCCTGACCAGGCAGTTGGCGTTGTGGGAGCTATCAATTACGGGATCGCTCTCCCATGTTACGAGACCATTCGTACTAGGGTCGTCGAACGAGAAACCTGGTTCGACGGAGCATTCACTTATCATCTCCCAAGCTGGTTCGACACCAGCGATAAGAGTGATAGGAGACTGCTAATGGGTAAGCTCTTCGGAGCCCAACCAGACCTTAATACGTTATGGCAACTCGCACCATGGAGCTGGGCCGTTGACTGGGTGACTAATGCAGGTTCTTGGGTAAAGAACCTTCAAAGTCTCATCAGTTACGGCACGGTTCTCCGCTATGGGTATATTATGGAGAAAACTACCATAACAGATACCTATAGCGCTGGAAAATTGGTCGGGCTACCTGACCCGTCCTATCTGGCGGTCCCTGGTTTCAAACCGCCTTATCCAGTTGTATCCCCTATTGTTCTTCGCACAACTGTGAAGAAGAGGGTACAAGCGAACCCCTTTGGTTTTGGCCTCAGTTGGGATGGGTTGTCCTCCATCCAACAGGCCATATTGGCAGCTTTGGCTATTACCAGAGTTGTCAAGTAGGTTCACTGCACACCAACGCAAAAGGAGCACGTCGATGCTTACTGAACCGCTATCCCTCACCCCCGGAGCAGCGTTCGACGCTGGTGCCGTTTCCCTTCCCCGTGTATCACAACAGGGAACGGTAAGCGTGTACCAGGCCGGACCACTTTCCGTGGCTGCGGGATCGCTTCTCCGTGTTACTGCCTCCCATCAGTACGGGAGACGTACACGGAGAGTCCTTCGCTGTGATTACAGCGACAATGCAGGGAGCACGCTCACTGCCGGAACGACATCACCTCGTAGCATGTCAGCTTACGTGGTGTTTGACATTCCGACTGCTGGGCAGTTCACTGCAACGGATCAGCTAGCACTCTTTAACGGCCTAAAGGGCACGTGGAGTGCTACGACCGATTCTGTCATGAAGAAGATTCTTGGTGGCGAAAGCTAACCAAGGTCTCCTCTCCTCAACAGAATTCTGATCAGGAGTACGCGTCGGCTTAGGATGTCCACCTCTATCAGGAGGGAACATGAAAAGCCTAACTGTGCTCTGGAATAGTGTAGCTGCTGATTTGGCTACACGGTGTCGCACGAGCGCCCACCACGACATTAAAACTGTCGCGGTTCGGTCAGATAACGAAGGGTTATCGTTTCTCACGATAACTTTACCTAACTTTGCGAAAGACTTCGAGTATTGTCTCGAGCAAGGTAAGGTAGACGACGCCACTTTCCTATCATTTAGGAGAAGTGGGAGTCTCCCGGTATTTCTATCGGGTTTCTCTCGTCTCGTTTTTGACCGTGGCACTGGCGACCTACTCGACGAACCTAGTGTTGACGCGATTCGAGCCATCCGTCAGCTTACGCTGATGTATGGCAAGCTTCTCGTCGACTGTAAGGCCTCCCGAGTAAGGAGGGCTTACACTGAGTTCGTCGAGTGTGAGCAGGAAGTCGAAGCGATGCAAGGTTACAGGAACTACAACAGGTTCCTGCCAATGTGCACGCTTCTGTTCGGCTCGATGTTCTCCCGCGTAGATAAGTGTATCTACGATGGGGATCTAAAGCCGAAGCATGGACCTGGTGCGACTGCTGATTCCAAGTATGGTAATCAGAAGTTTCACCAACTTACTTGGCCCATGCGCCTTGAACCATACTTT